TGATACAGGCGAAGAATTCGCCCATCCGACGCAAAGATATGAGGTTGTGCAGAATCTTGATTCATTCCGGTGGGTCGAGGATATTGTCGGAGGCGGGGAAGCGGAATACTGGCGAGCCGGATCATTCCGGGGAGGCAGAAAAGTCTTTATGATCGTTAAACTTCCGATCCCTTTGACAATGGGAAATGGTGAAACAATCGCCAGGGCGATGATTATTTCCACCTCGCACGATTCAACTTCCGGGTTAAAAGCAAGCTGGTTGCCCTTTAGATTTGCCTGTGCGAATGTAATCTCGGCAAGTCTTGCCTCGGCGCCGATGGTCCTGAGACATACTTCATCCGCTCAGACCAGGATCACCCCGGAAGCAGCCAGGAGAATATTTTATAATGCCGAGCTTTTTTATGATTCCTTTTATAAGGAAGCAAATGCACTGGCGGCGGCTCCCTATTCTGACGGGGACATGGAGCAATTAATCGGGACAATATTCAGTGCCCCGAGACTTGAGGATGGAAGGATTCGCCGTTCGAATGATTATCTTTATGAGAGGATCATCCAGAACTTCCGAAACGGACGCGAAACTTACGGCTCCAATAAATGGGATGCTTATAATGCGGTCTGTGAATACCTGGATTATCAGCGACCCCTGGGGAATACCCTGACAACTGCCGAGAATGATGATCCTGAGGTTATGAATGAACGGCAGTTCAATTCGATCCTTTCCACCAGCAGATACGGCGGAAATAAAATCAGGTCAAACACCTTGCAAATTCTCCAGGAAGGCGTTGCATGAAATTACAACTTGCAACGGCTGACGGGAGAGTCGTGGCAGTCCTCAACACGGAGACCGCCACGGTTTACAAAAAGGTTAATGCCTCGACCCATATGCTCCGGGTACCGCAAGCCTGGACTTATGATAAAAGCATCATCCAAAAGGTCTACGACTGGATGGAAACTCATAAGGCGGCGGGAACTGTTAAGCCGGATATCGAATTTATCATCTATGCAGAAGACGAAAACAAGACCTACCGGCTGACATGGCGGAGATTTCAAGAGGTCGCCTATCTTATGAAATGGCGACAGGATGCCCGCTATGAGCAATGGGCAATTCCCTTGAAGCATTGGTCTATTGACGGGGAAAGATATCAACTCGAGTTATTTTAAAAAAGGGGAAATGTAAGTGAAATTACATAAAAGAATTAGAGGAGTAAAACTACCAGAGGAAGTTGTTTATGTTGGCAGACCTAGTAAGTGGGGCAACCCATTCAAAGTGGGAGACGATGGTACAAGAACCCATGCTGAAGCAGTAGTGAATTATAAAACCTATTTATATATGACTATAAAAGGCAACAAGGTTCTTCTAAATATAAACAAACTAAAAGGTAAAGACCTTGCCTGTTGGTGCGGCGAATGGGAACCCGGAGAACCCGAGATAAACTGTCATGGCGTGGTACTTATGAAACTGGCAAACAAACTATAAAGGGGGAAGCCTTGGAATTCGAAAAATTAGCAGAATTGGCAGACTGGACCGATGAGGATCTGGTCGAGGAATTTGCCCGGGTGACGCAAATAGTTAAACAGGAGCGTGATCATCTGGGATATATACAGATGTTAATTACCCAGAGGATGGAAGAAAACGGAGCGACGGTAATGCCGGGTAAATTACACGATATAGAGGGAACCGTAAGAACCGAATATGATTATTCGATTCTTGCAAAGATCCGGGAAAGACTGGACCCTGATGACCTCGAGGGAATGTACACTCCCGCACATGATACAGTTGTTCACGTTGAAGAAAACTGGAACATGCAACAGACTAAAAAACTGTTGAAACGGGGGGAACCTTTCACAACATATATCAACGATGCGAAGATGACCACAGGGCGAATGAAAATCAAAGTAAAGGAGCGTAAAAGCATATGAGTCGTGTTAGAGGACCGGTCTCCTGGCGGACGGCGAAAGAAGTCGCCGAGGATCTGGGTCTCACCCGGGAGCGTGTTTGTACCCTGGCAAGACAGGGGCGGTTTGGTCCAAATGCCTATAAGAAATTCGCAAAAGAATTGAACTATAACGGTTGCTGGATGATTCCCTATCCCTACGATTACAAAAAACGTTCTGTCGGAAAACCTAGAAAGGAACCAGCATATATTATAGAGTTATAAATCCACACCTAAAAAAGGAGGGCAAAGTGGAAAATATAAAAGCACATATCGTGATTAACGATATAAAAGACGCGGGGAAATGGGGAAGGAAAATCACGTCACAGGTTGACGCAATTTCGCCTCAGTACCCAACCACAAACATCGAACTTGCAGACGAGGTCTGGGACGGGGGTGTCAAGATCGGAACGGGCTATACAGTTATTCTGGAAGCCTCAACACTAAAAAGACCTGACGCGGACCCGGATAAGACCTGGAGTTACTGGTGGAGGATTATCGACTGGAATGTTAATGCCGACGAGGAGAACACCAATATATGGGACGAACCAACCCCGGCAAAATACAATCTGAATTCGGGATCTCCGGGACCGGTTAACACAAATAATTTCTTTGATGCGACAGCCGGGCAAAGGTATAACCAGCATGGTCTGAACGTGAGAACTGCTTTGATGCAAGCCCGCGAAATTATGACCGAAAACGGTGCCTTCATCTCAAAGGATATGGAAGAAACATTTGCCATTAGCGATGAGATTCTCAAATATTTGAACTCGAGAGTATTTGTAAATTCCCCGCTTGTTACAAAGGCGATAAATGAAGGCGCCGTCCCTGTTGAAATTAAAGACATTCCTGATGATCCCATCCTGGCAGATTCATGGATTGTCCCTGAGAAGGTATTAAACGGGGTCGACCTTAAAACGGCTCTCCAGAACAATGGTCTGGATATGGAATGGGTTCTTTCAAACGCGTTCAAAGTTCTCGGGATTGCCAAATCTGTTGATTATGTTTCTGCGGAACGGGGATCGTATCGTGACCTTCTGATTGAAGTCCTACTGGATGCCCAGAAACAGGGGATTGAAAAATCCGACTCACAGGAGATATAAATGTCAGAACCGCTATATTGCGGTGCTGATGGTTGTACTCTGCATGACTATCCTGTCGCTCCCGCCTTCTGCGAATTTGCGTATCAGAATGACCGTATTCTGAAGGTTCGCGAGAGCGAGGAGCGGCGGTTTAATCAGATATTAGAAAGGCTTATTCCGAAGGGAAACTGGAACCACTATCGAGAAGATATCAAGGAAAAGCCTTTCGTTCGAAATAGAGCAACAGAGACCCCTTCAGTACCGCCTAAGAAAACAAGAAGAGGGGGAATTTCAACTTGAATCAAGAATTTAATTCATTAGCCGAACCGTTGCCGCCGGTAGTGGAACGGTTCGGAGAAATATATACACTAACCTGGACGGATCGAAATGTCCGAATGGTGATTGATAGGTTTGATAAGGATCGTCACCAGAACGTCTCAGCGGAGATAACCGTCACAGTCCTCGATGCCCCGGAAGGGCAAAACCATATCACCCGGGGACGAGCCGGGTTACTGTCGACATATAAAACAATTATTGACGATGCCGTTGATTTCGGCGGGGAGATGAATGACCGGCAGGACTGGCGGATCATGTTCAAACAGATGTCCAATGCTGTCCTGGACCGTTACAGGCTCGGAGAGCCGCTGATCAACCTGGCAAAAATGTCTCCGGTCGGAAAAAAGCCATATATCCTTTCGCCCTTTATATATGAGGGTTGCCCGACAGTTATCTACGGCAGAGGCGGCGTCGGAAAATCTTTATTCTGCCTTTACCTTGCTGTTTTATTGCAGACGGGAACCTCAGAAAATCGGTTGCGGGCGAAAAAAATCAACGTAATTTACCTCGATTATGAGGCAGATCCCGACGAGTCCAAATACCGGGCGGATTTTATTTCCCGGGGGATGGGGATCGACCCTTCCCTGGTGGCTATCCATTATCGCCATTGCTCCGACCCGCTCCGGGATGAGGTCGACAGTATCCAGAGATATATCCGCCAGGTGGATGCAGATTGCATTGTCATTGATTCTGCTATTCCTGCCTGTGGAGACGCGTTGGATTCGGGTATTGTCGCCCGATTCTTCAATGCCCTGCGATCGCTATCAAATAGCGAGAAGCAGATCGCGTCGCTTCTGATAGGACACACAACAAAAGCCCAGGATAATACCGGGGGACCGTTTGGATCTGTTGTCTGGAGAAACGGACCGAGATCGGTCTGGGAGTTTCGGGCGGATCAGCAAAGAAACATGAACAGGATTGACGTTCAACTGGTTCACCAAAAAGTTAATTTAGACCCTCTACTAGCCCCAATCGGATTCCGGATCAACTGGGGTGAAGGAGAAATCACATTTGAAAGCCTCGACGCCCGGCGCCATGCCGTCTTTGGATCGGAGGCTCCCTTGGCGGATAGAATCGAAGTACACCTTGAGGATAATGGAAGCATGTCATCAGACGCGCTCCGGTTAGCCCTGGAAGCCCAAATCGAGGATATTGAAGACATCTTATTACTTGATACGCGATTTAATGAAAATGGCAACAGTTGGGAGTTATCAGCAATATGAAGACTTGAGGAGGCACAGATATGACTACCAGAAAAACAGTTGTCCAGATGCCGGAGTGGTCAATGGGACAATGCCAAAAAACATATAAAAGAAGAAAGGGAATTGTAAGATGCCCAAATTGGGACGGTCTCGCAAATGGATTCTGCCAGGATCATTGGGATGGTCTATGGGACAAGGACAATAGGAATGAAAATTAGAATCCGCTGGGATTTAATAAGAATGGCTTTGATATTAGAAATCAGAAAGAAGGATAAAAAATGAATCGCCTACCCCCCTGCTCGAAAGAGTGGGGGGGCTTTTTTTTTGCCCAAAAAAAGAAGACGCCGAGGAAACAAAAAAGGAGGGCAAAACCTCAGCGCCTTCCGAGAAACCCGGACAATCGCATTTTCCATTTTGTTGCCCGTTTTTTTAGTGTATCAGAGGAATCGAACCTATAGATAGATGAATTACATTCCTGGCACAATCCCCGGACGGTATTTCGAACTCTGCCATCATTTAATTTTACAGTTTCCCGGATCGGATTTTTAATCCCACGCTGAGCGCGGCACCGGAGACAATATCCCTTAACCGTCCGAAGTGATAACATCTTTCGCCAGGGCTATTATGCCCGCTCCTGCTACGCCGGCAATCTCGGACATTCCTTCATACATAGCTATGATTGCTATTGTTCCCAGGATAATGATCGCGGTGAGCACTTGCGGTCGAAGTGTAATGGTTTCCCACCATTTTTTTGGCATTAATACCTCGGCTTTTTCTTGGGTTTTTTAGGCATTTGATTTCCTTTTATCTCTTAAGCCTTTACTGAACTCATCAAATAACTTTTCGGTATTTTGTTTATTGTGATTCTTAAGCCATAGTATAGCTTCTGCGGCGCATAGAGCCGTTATTCCCACACTTGCGATAGTTAACCATACCTTCATCATAAACTACCTTATAAATATTGGTCTTTCAACAATTCCATCTGTCACATTATTCACGTTAACAGAACTGTTAATTACAAAGTCTGCGGTATCTATATTTCCATCGTCACCGACTGAACTGTCGGAAATGGTAAAAGTTCCGATCTCGACATTATCAATATTTATTCCCCCGATCCACGCTTTTACATTATCTAAAACAACTGATCCAATAATGACGTCACCAGTTCCAGCCGCTTGCGTTATTAAAATCCTGTCAACCGTCATATCCTCTGCCGTGTAATTGGTAGCACCTCTGGCAGACCCTACCGTTATGTTATTGGTGGCGTTGCTGACGGTAGCATCGAAAGTGTGCCCGGCGACAAACACGTTCGGCGTGGCTATTATTGAATAGATTTCTGAAGCCGCGATATCAATGGAAGGGAACTCGGAATTTTTGATGATCAATTCTCCGATGATTATCGAGTCCGAGGTGCTTAATCCCTGAATGGCAAAAGCATCAGTCAGCCCTGCCTTGCCCAGGGAAATGTTTGTCAGGACAATCTTATCAATTCGGGTATCAGCCGCCGCATAAATCTGAAGCGTTTGAGAGGCTACCTGGGGAGATTCCGGATCCACAAACCTTGCTCCAATTAATGAGCCGTTTGTGTAGGATGCACCCGTCTGGGGAAACGTGATCTGGGATTCTCCTGTATTGATCAGCAAAAACATTCCGGCAATAAAGCCAAGAGCCACCGCACTTAGTCCCCCTAAAATCAACTTACCCCCACCAAGGTATATTCCATTTGGCAGAGGCAATTTGAATTTCCAGAAATGAGGAATCTTAAACCTAAAATTAATAAACCCGAAACTGAGACTTGGGACAGAGAATTTTTTATCCTTCATTCTTGTTGCCTCCTACCTTTGAGATACCGCTCTTTATTTCATCAGCCATCAACCCGACAATTATCCCTGCCGCTGATGTTACAGGAACGCTGAAGATGGAGAGGGCTAAAAGTATGACGTCCATATGGGGCGCCACTTCAGCCGGCTTGCTCGTGGTCTTCCAAACTATTAAAACTCCTAAAACTACGAAACTAAGGAACAAGGGTCCAAGCATAACGATTGTAAGAAACTGTCCACCTGTCAAGCTAGTTTTAGACGAAACCTCAAGTTCCGCTATCCTAGCCTTGGCTTCAATCAGTTCCTCTTCAACCGTCTGTTCACTCAACTCACAGATTCCACTATTGTCTCAGCGTCAAGAACAACGGCATTGCCGTTCTTTAATTGCTCCAGTTCCTGACCTTGTTTTGTAATGATAATCTGAAATCGAATATTATCGAATTTGGTTGCAATTAATGGATCACTTTGAAGCAAGCCATTTATACACTTGTTTAAATCTTCCTGAGTCAATTGCTCAAGAGATTCTTTAACGAAATTTCTCTGCTCTGGTTGCTGTTCCTGTGTCATTATTCTGCCGCCGTGAAGGTTGGAGTTGATGGTTTTGCCGCTGATGTTAATTGCTTTTCTGCCGCATGAATAATCCCATTAGCTGCTGAGTTAGCAAGACGCACCGAATATGTATCATCAGTTAAATCAACACCGTCTAAATTTTGCCCATCCCTGTTCACCCAAGCAAGAGCATTAACTCTTGTTGCTGAAGGAACGGTTGCGGTTTTCGCGTCACCTCCTTCGATTTGAACCACAATCGTGATATCACCTGTTGCCATAAATTTCCTCCTATGGTTTTGTTGGAAAAACTATTTGGTCTGGGTCTGCATTGGTCGCAGGCAAATCCCTTAAATCCTGACGATAATCTGTCTGGGCAGATGTCATTGTTCTATCAGAAACAGCCCACCAATCAGTCTCAGCAAGAAGTTGATTTCGCCTATCTCTAATAAGTCCAAATTTCATTGCTGTAGTTTGTTCTGCTGTTGGTGTGTAATCTGCCATATTAATTCCTTATGTGACTGTGTAGGTTACTGAACCGCCCGCACTCCCTGCCCCACGAGGAAGGGTAATCTTTAGCCAAAGCGTTCCATCAAACGTATTGCTTCCATTGCCAGACTGCACCTGACAAAGCACGTCATTACTACTAACTGATAATCTAAATAGAGGTCCATTGGTAGATATTGTAGACGACCCTGCGGTTCCAACGGTGGGAGCGGCATCAGCTATATCGAAATACCACACGCCGTGGGAGCCTCCATTAGCGAGAGCGGATGTGTGTCCCATAAGTTTATATTCCACAAGTCCATGAGTCCAGAGATTAGAAACAACGCTTGGGGCAATAGTGAACTGGGTTGCATAGGCTGTAACCCCAGTAACTTCCTTGACGTTCTCCCACACAAAATTTCTTGCAACCATAGAAGACGTATTGTGTAGCTGTTTATTTTGACCAACATGAAATCCTGTGGGGTCTAAGACTGTTGAAGTTGTCAGCGTCCCTGCCATCATTACTTGAAAGGCAAGGTCGCCATCCTCCGTGGAATCTGTAACATCTATCGACCGAGAATATATTGTTGAAGCAATTATCGTTTCTGCGGCGGTGTTCTTAAACATGAATCGCTGAATACCACAATAATCATTATCAGCTTCGTCTGTGGTAGATTTCCAGAAATCAAGATACGCACTGCTACTATCCGAATTAGTGTTCTTAAGAACGAGCCTCGGTGATGATGACGCAGAAGACTGAATATAAACTTCTTCTGTATCCATGACGATATCAGCACCATCAGTTGTGAAATACATTATGGGATTTGAACCCACCGTACTTCCGCTTCCTATATATAAATCGTCCGAACCGTCATCCAGTCCGATATAGAAATCAGTAGCGTGTCCATCAAAAACAACTTTTGTGTCCTCTTCCCCTGCATCACCGATTGTTAATGCGGGAGTTGTTCCTCTGATATTCCAATCACCATATCCAGTAATTGCGCCATCTATTCTTGTAGTGCCATCATCCACCCATAAAGCATAGTTATTGGTAGCTTCAGTTGCCGCATCTGCTATATAAACCGTTGCTGCATTAGTTACTGAGCCAGATGTTTCGGTTATCGCAGGCTCAATAAACCATGCCGAATAAACATTATGAGCATTGCCAGAATTAATTACAGTTCCTGCTGGTTGCACCTGAAATCCTGCTAATGTACCTGTTCCGTCAGTAGAAGTTATAGTTCCTCTAACCCTTAAAGAAACAGCCTGTGATGTATCAGAAAAGGCACGGTCAATAGTTAATGTATATGATGAGTCCAGTCCAGAACCATTACCAAATACGCTATAGCCTTCCATGTCAAGATTCGCATCCATAGTGACATTCTGAGCAAAAGTAACCCCACCGCCATCGGCGATAGTCATCGCTAGGTCACCATCGCTGTAATCGATGGTGCGTATTTGCATACTTCCTGTTGAAGTTAACGTATTAGAACCAAGATCAACTGCCGTTCCAAATGTTGCGAGATTACCCTGTAGTTTTAGAGTTTCAACCGCATTATCTGCGGTGAAGAAACTCATTAATTGCGAGTTTGCGGTTGCATGATGGTTGTATTCGATTCTTCCTCTGGCTGTTCCGCCAGACTCAAAAATAAGCTCGCTGTCCTGACCTTCATCAGTGTCGGAATTAAGAATTAAATATGCGTCATTTGCCGTGGATATAACTTCAATCTGAGAAGCCCCTGATTGGGAGACCGTCAGGTCAGCAGTTAGCGTTCCAAGATCGGCACTATCTGTTCCTGTATGAGTATGTCCTGATGACGTATTGAGGACATCGGCTCGCAGATTGTTATACTGAGCCGCTGTTGCTAAATCGCCTGATGATACGTCTGCGCTACTTGCCATAATTTAACTCCATCCGAAACTGTCCCAGTATGCAGTATTCCATTTCCCCGCTGATTGCCCGACCCCTGCTTGCGTCACATGAACAGTTTGCTCAATTACTGTATTGCCATTGTAGAACTTGTAATCATAACCGTCGATATAAGAGCCCCCGCTTAGTCCCATTCCGGTCTCGACAACCTCGACAAAATCGCTCAACCGTCGATGAACGATATTCATCGTTGTGGCTTTGTCATAATTAATTAAATTTAAGCGCATCCTGACTACAGGATCTCTAAGCCTGGTTAGTTTACTGTTAGCACAGGATTCCGCATTATTTGGATCGTCGAATAAGGCATCTTCCCGGGTTAATTTCCGTATCCCGTGGATTGCCTGGCTGTCCGTATCCTCAACGATTATCATCCCTTTTGCCCTATTGGAAGTGTAAATGGACATATTGCTGATCAGCTTAGTTATATATCCATCTGAAGCTGTATTGTTTTTTAAAGTAAAAGCGTGCCAGGGACCGCCATATTTAGTGTAATCATCCATCACTGTAATGAATCCCAGGAGAGATCCGGTGCCATCTTCCGCCGTGTTGATCTGAACCCGATCTGACGAGGTAGGACTCGAAACCGTCTGGTTGCCCCCGGCGACTCCATGCAGAACAATTGGCTGGTCTGTATTTCCGCCGTAGTCTTTCGCCTTGATGACAAAGTGCTTTGTTTCCCCTGCTGTTATTGCGGGGGTTCCTCTTAATTCCCAGGCTGTATCTCCCCCTGTTAAGCTGTCAGTGCCAGCCGTCGACTTAGTTCTATATGCCTGGTATCCGATCTCTACCGAGTTATAAACCCCGTCTACCCCATCATCATACGCATACTGCCTGTAACCCGCATTAGAAGCCCCGTACGTGTCTTTATATGTTCCCACCTTTGTCAGGTGCGCCCCTTCATTTCTATGCTCCCTTTCCTCAAAGTGAATATATCCCCGACCGTCTACATAGATAAAGCCGTCCTCTGCATCCTGTATCCGATAGGTAGCTTCCAGAACGGTTTGACCATCATAGAATTGAACAGGTAAATACTGGTTTGCTGTCCCACCGCCGGAATAATACTTTGTGAGATATTGATAAGAGGCGTCAGCTTTATCCAAAACATTAGCAGATCCAAAATCAACAGGCTTTAAAGCGTAACCGTGTAGACCCCCATTCGCCCTGATTGCCGGATTGGGATTGAGATAGCCATATCCCCTGGAGAGTTTTAAATCTTCAAACAGATCATATGCTTTCATGTAGCAATACTGGCTTCCCTTCTGGGGACGTGGGGTAATCTCTTTTAGTTTCCCCTTGAATAAAGGTCTAACGGCGCCGAAATGGTGAATCTTGGCATCTGTCGCATCTGCCCCGGTAAACATTCCGAACTTGGTTCCGGCATCCAGGGCGGTTGCCCCTGTAATAGCATGAAAAGTTTCCCCTGTACTCCATGCCAGAACAACATCATCAACATAAACTCTTATTGAGTCTCCGTGAATCTTTGCCGATATCGTTTTTTTATTTCCGCCGCCCCATGTATAAGAACCGTAACCGACAGAGGAATCAGTTGTCGCAATAACTTTACGCAACTCAATCTGATTAGATGCCATATTAATCCGCAAATAGAAAAAATTAGAAGTGTCAACATATTTTAAGATCAGCCCTGATTCATAGGTTGAAGCTGTCCCCAGAGCGGACGTTGTAATCTCAGCCTCAATCTCGACCTCCACCTCACCCATTTCAATGTAGGATTCTGAATAAGCCCCGGAGTTGATCTGGGCATATCCATCTTCATGGCATTTAAAAGCGCCGGTATCATTAACCCAGGAGAAGCCCGAATCATACGGGATTGTGTGACTGGTTAAAACCGTGTCAGTTGTATCCACAAAATCATCATATGGATATCCCAGGATGACCTTGGTATCCTTTCCGGCGGTTAATTTTCCCTGTAAAGGACTTGGATAATAAGGCGGTGAATATTTATGATCATTATTATTTAACTTAATATTTAAAACACTACCGTTCATATACTCGGTAGCTTTCTGTCTTGTATGGGCAAAGGACATGGTCCTGATATCGCTAGTAATATCATCATATGTTCCGGTGTAGTTACCATCAGAATCCCAGTCCACAAAGGCTTTCACATATGGAGTCGCCATCAGAAAGCCGCCTGTGTTCTTAATACTTCCCGGATCTGCATGGTAATAAAATCGCCGAATCTCTGAGCCGTTGATTCATCGTCAAGGATAACTGTCCCGCCTTCTGGCATCATCACATTGACAGTAATCCCACCCATGCCGCCCGTTCCCTTGTTTAAAGGAACGACCGCCTCCGCTCCCGCCTCCCCGATCATTGCAAGGGTTGGACGATTAACGATCCCACCCTCGGCAAGTTTCGGGATTTCCGGAATATCAAACCCGAACCCTTTTCCACCCATTCCCGGAACCCAACTCGGAACCTTGAAGTTGATCAGGTTCATTCCCTTGATCAGCATATTGAATGCTCCGATCCAGAGATTAATGTAAAACTTTATTGCGCTCCATATACCATCCAGGGATCCAGTAATGGCTTCTTTTAATCCTTCCCATACCTTTTTACTTCCTTCGACAATTGTGTCCCAGTTTTTCCATATCAGAATAGCAACACCGATTGCCGCCGCTATTGCCACGATAGCTATGAGAATTGGACCCATTGAAAGATTCAAAGCTCCCATCGCGGCAGTCATTCCGGAAACTGCCGTGGTCATCCCGGGAATTAAAATAACAAGTGGACCGATAGAGGATGCCATGCCGCCAATCGGGGCTAATGCCCCCTTGACCTTATTCTTCATAATATCCATTTTGTCCGCAGTTGTTAAAGTTGATTCCCCAAGGGCGTCAACTTTACCCTCGGAATCTTCCATCGCCGCCAGGAGTCCATCAAATTCCATTGCCCCGCTTCGTATTGCATCCTTGAATCTAACTCCCGCCCCGGCTCCAAATGCGTCAGTCGCAAGCGCCATCGCCTCGGTTTCGGATGTTGCGTTTTTGATCTTATCAAATAGATCAGTAAGCCCCGCCCCCATGTCCTCGATCCCTTCTTTGCTCATCTTCTGCATGGCTGTGGATAATCCCGGCATGATGGCTTTGGTCTCTATTCCCGCCGCCGCCATATTCGCAAATAACGCGGTTGATTCATCCAGGGATAAGCCCATCTCTTTTAACTGGGGTCCAAATTTGACAACCTGTTCAGATAACTTGGTCATCGGTACGCCGACAGCCTGGGATGCGGTGACAAGTTTATCCAGTTGAGACTCAACCTCTGACGCGGGAACCCCGAAGGCAACCATTGAATCAGAAACGGCTTTGATCATGGGGGCGGTTTCCTCACCCATGACCCGGGACATGTCGAGAAATGCCTTGGATGCGTTCTGGAGTTCAGCGCCCTGTAAACCCAGTTCTGTATTCAGATCCGCGATTACACTTGCGACTGCCTCGGCATCCTGGGGAACATCCTTGAAGACTTCTTCAAAATCTATCTTTAAGGATTCGAGGGCTTCCCCGGTTGCGCCGGTTCCGGCGGCAATTGTATTCTCGGCTTTTTTGAATTCGTCCCCGAGCTTTACAGCCGCCATAGCAAATCCGGTTGCCGCCGCCGATCCTATGGCGATCGGCTTCGCGAGACCCTTGACCTTTCCGCCAAGTCCCCCGAGATTCTTTTCAGCTTTGGAGGTATCAGCCGAAACCTCGACTGTAACCGTATTCGCCAATTTACTTCTCCGTTTCCGGTTGGTTTAATCCGACAATATGCAATAGTCTCATCAGGCTGACATCTTCTTTATATACAGCGGACGGCAGACAGGAATACCTCTGGCATATCCCGTCAATTATTTCAGCCTGATAGAGTTCCACAGGCTTCTCTATCGCATTCCCGTTTATATCAACCCCACCTTTAACGTGTTTCCACCTGGCAATGTCAGCCTCTAGTCTTCCCCCGAGGTTCCCGCCGCCTCCGCCCATGCCCCGATTATTGCAATGCAAACTGCCGGGGGAAGTGAAAGAAATCCTTCAGCATCAGGGGATATATTTTCGCCGTCATCGTCACAGAGATTCCATGACTTGACGATTTCATTCCCAAATCTTTCAAATGCCGTTTTTGTTTCTCCGGCGGTGGAATCCTCACCAATATTCTGAAGTTCGAAAAAGGTGCGGACATCCACATCCAGCCGCGCATGGATCTCAGCTCCTTCATAGTCATGACCGGGTGGAAACGTCAGGATTGCCTGGCGCCTCGGAACTATGAAAGGCTGAGAATGCCGGGATATTGATGTTGGTCTGGTAGCTTTTTCAATTACCATCAGGGAACCGTATCCCAGTCTGGAACAGTTCCGCTCTGGAGTGACAATTCAGCAGACCAGGTTGATGACCCATCTGTTCCCCGGTCAACGGTATAGCTTCCGATTACCATCTCCATCTGGAGTCTTGGATTACTGGAAGAGTTTCCCCCAATCCGATAATCAAATGTCCTGGTTACAGTTCGACCTTCCGCAAGAACGGCATGGACTTTGTTTGACGCAAAGTCGGAAGTTCCCGACATGCTTACAGTTCCATCGCTTACCCCGACCAGTCTCTCAACCGCGCTTTTATCGAGGGCGGTAACCTCAAGTAAATTCTGGCTG